CGGAGCCGGAGTCTTCCCCTGTTAACACAGTGGTGGAGCAGGCCATTTCTGGTGATGGCATAGAAATACCAGAGACGACTCAGCAGGTGGAACCAGATCCTCCAGCCATTAAGGTCGTTTCACGTGCTGGTAAAAACCAGCACAACCCTTCCAAAATGAAGAATAATACGTGTCTAGTTAATTTTAGGTTGGACGATGATGTTAAAAGTTACTTGGGTGAAATTTTTTCCGACTGGTCTTTTCAGTCAATTGGAAAACAACGACACCCACACCCTGCTGCTAACATTTCTCGAAAGATCTGTGAAGAATTAGCCTACCGCGAAATTATTCAACTCGTTGGGAAGGACTGCGTTATCACTGATATTGGTGGAAATGCCAATAGACATGCTTCTCTGAATAGGCGCAACGTACATAGTTGCAACCCCATTTTGAGCAGCAAAGACGCTGGCAGATATCGTGATCGCAGAGAGGACGCTAATTATTGTGACAAAATGTCACAGTATTGCGAACTCGTCCCCGATGCCTATTTATCGGTCCATTCTATCTATTATTTGAGCCCAGAAGAAATTTTAAGCTTAGTAGTTAGAAGCAAATCCAACTTGTTGGTTGCCGTGGTACATAGGTTTGACGGTCTTTATGGAACTTTTTACAATTATGGGAAAAAGTATGAATCTAGATATCAAGTGTTTGATGACGGAGGCGTTGCCAAAATAAACATGTTTGTTGAAGGCAACTTCACTGATTATCAACATGATTGTTGTTTCTGGTTGAAGAAGACCTATTTTGAGAGTGGGAGTGGAAGAGGCAAGAAGGCTATGGCCTGGGATGGTTTTCAGTTTGGGGACACCTGGATTTTAAAATTCAATTTGGTGGAACCTGGCTGTATTCCCGACCAATCAAGACCTATGCCTCTTGTGGAAAGTTTGGACCATTCCAAACATTTTGGTGATATCGACGGTATCGTTAGCCTGGGTGATCGTGAAGCACTTAAACCTACTATGGAATTTTTAAGACTTAACGATCTGCAGATTAAAAGCTATGGACCATTTGTGTGGACTTCTACTAGAGGATCCAAGAATGTCATGATACCCAAAGATTTCATCAAGCAGGTGGCTTACAGAATGGTGGGAGTAGATAGAGACAAGGCTGGTTTAAGCCTTTGCATCGCCCATGCTAAGAACTTGCTCAAGGAAAACAAACTATCCATACCCACTGAGATGCGACTAGATTGTGCCATTTATGGTGCTTCTCTCGCCTTCACTAGTTATTTGGATGCTGAAATTTTAGCTTTCAATGATTTGTGCAAACCTCAAAATAAAGTGAAATACTTGATGTTGAATAAGGTCCTTAACCTAAATGCAGTCACTTTTGGGTGTTGCTCATCTAATTATGATGAACCTGCTACTAGTTTAAACCAAAATGGAAAGGAAAACGTAACCATTAATGCTTATAATCATTTTCGTATGAGCGTACCTGGACCCAGATTCAAACCTAACCAAACTTGTTGGAAAAAAGGTTTACCGGAGACCGAAAGCTCTGCAGCCTTCAAAGAGATGAAGAAAAATGCAACTATTTCCTATGAGAACTTAGATCATAAAAACAAAGACGGTGGAGGTCAATACATTAATTGTCAGGTATTTAGTCAACAAATACCTATTAGTGCAGCAGCTCCCAACAACAATGTCGTTCGATCTTTAGTTAACAGGGCCCTGACAAAAACTCCTGATGAAGATCAGGAGGAATGGGGCAAAGTTATGGAATATGCTGACACTTTATGCAATGAAGGGCTCGGCTTAAATACCAAACCGATAGCTACCGTAATCAAGGACTTGCACGAGGAACATTTTTTATGGAATAGTAAGTATGAACCCAAGAAAATAATTAAACATCAAGAAGCTTACGATAGCCTTAAGGAAAATCCACTGGAACACAAGGACATGAACGCATCTATGTTCGTCAAGAGAGAATCTCAGGCACCAAAACCTGATAAAGAACCGGAGGACTTTGACCCCAGATCTATTCAAGGAGGCACTGACAGGTTCAATGTCGCCGTAGGGCCATTCTTCGACTCCGTTTCCAAAAATCTAGCTGATGCCTGGAATGTTGAATCCAACATTTGCTACACTTCTGGACTAACTGGGGAAGATTTGGGATCATGGAAAGACGGTGTTGATGACAAATTCTCTAGTTTGACCTTGATTGAGGTTGATATGTCTAGATATGATTCAACACAAGGCAAAGGAGCTTACCTGTTGCGCAAAAAACTTTACGACCATTGTGGTATTAAGGATTATGCCAATGGCGATGCATCTAGAGCCTTCTCAATGATGGACAAAGTCGATGGTTATGCCAGTGGAAATGTAAAGTATTCAGTTCCCTACACTCAAAGGAGTGGCAGTCAAGATACATCTGTAGGCAATTCATGGATTAACGGCACTGTGTTATCTTACTCCCTTCAACAAGCATTTAACGGTTTGTACAGAATGTTTGATCATGCACATGACACAGACTTTAAGATGTTGGTTTTGGGAGATGACAACTTGATAGCTGTCGATATTGACCTCAATGGTGAAGAAAAAGAATTTTTGGAGTGTCACATGGTAAGTACGCTTAGCAAACTTGGTTTAGTTCCCAAGTTAGCAGTTTACTCACAGTGGCATGAAGTTGAATTTTGTTCCTCACTGTTTTGGCCAATGCAAGATGGCACTGTACTGGGACCAAAGATTGGCAGGCGATTGCCTAAAATGGGATTTAACATGCGCAAGCTTACCAAACGTGAAGTAAAGGGCATGTTAATCGGGGCCGAACTGGAATGTAGTGGCATTCCAGTTTTAGAAGAGTACGTAGCTAGAAACTTGCGCTTAATGCAAGGAGTTGAAGCGCGAGAATATAAGGACACGAGAAAGATATATAAGAGTTTACCAAAAAAGAAACATGTCCGTTGTGAAGATACTAATATATTCTTCTACTCTAGATACGGTATTAACCCGTCCACTGTCATTCAACAATACCACCGCATTAGTGAAGGAGGGGAACTAGAAGATTGTGACGATTTTCCCCTACTAATGTTGTTGATTGAACGGGATATGTAGGACTCTAGCCTACCCCAACTCCTCTACAAAATGGATTACGATTGGCGTGATGAATTCAATAACTTGTTCACTTATAATTGTGGACCGTTTTGGTCTAATGGACGCATACAAAGTAGCGTGCCCAAAGCCAAGTATAGACGTAACCATGCATTTGATAAATCTTGTGCTGCTCATGACGAGTGTATATATTATTCTCAAAATGAGCAGGATGTTGTGGGTTGCGATCGTGATTTTTACGATACTAATGTTGGAAAGGGTTTTGTACGTGATATGGCTGCTAAGTTAGTCATACGCTTGAACAAACATTTCACAAAACCTGTTAACAATAGGCAAATTATGCGTTATGATCCGTTTCCTCTCGAGTTTACTGTGTCACCTAATGGGACTACTGCTCCTATCAATCCAAGGATTGGTGGACATAGTGGCGATCCTGGCAGGCCAACTCAGTTGCCTTATTACCCTCCTGTACCGCAAATGGTACCGGTTGCTAAACAAGACATCTCACAACGAACCAAACCGACGACTAAAATATCGTCTAAACAGGCTAATTTTGAGAAAACGACGGAAGTCGACGATAATACCAACACGATAAACAATAAACAAGATGGACCACCACAAGGAAATTACACCAACGTACAGTCACTCAGCAAACTCCTAAACAAAACCAATAATGGCAAAAACAAAAACAAAAAGAAACGCAAAACAAAGAAAAAGCCTCCCGGCAGTGTCACAAATGACTATGGCTCCCGTATCAATCGGAAATAGCATTCGTGGCACCAGTAATAAAATAACTACTCTTAAGGATGGTTGTCGTATTATTGGAAGGGATTTAGCTTTCTCTTTGCAAGCCACTGGATCAACCATCACTGGTTGGACTCCAATCGGAGGTATACCATTAACGCCTGCAGCTTTAAATAGTTCAGTACTTAGAGGATACACTCAGATGTTTAACAAGTTTAAAATTAACAGAGTTGTATTTCATTACATTACCAGCAGTTCTACTGCTCAAGCAGGTGACGTCATGTTTTACCATGAAAAGAATCGAACTGATCCTTTTCCTGATTTTAGCAACTCTAGCTTCTTACCATTTGTTTTGTCTGATCCGAACACTGTAATTGGACCACAATGGACTAACCATTCCGTCTCGTTCGTACCAACTGATAGCTTTAATAGCACAGATTATGGTACCAACGTTGACGTCAATGAGGAGTCTAGTGGGTCCATTTTTCTGTTCAGCAAGACACCCAGTGCTAATAGCCCTGGATATGTGCTTGTGGATTACGATATCACATTTAAAGAGCTATCTGTTAATCCTAGGGCTGGTTTGTTACCCAACCCTAGAATAACTTGGTATTGCACATCTTTAGGTGCTGGATCTTCTGCTGTTACTGTTGGGCAGACAATGGGGTTAAGCATACATGGTAATACTTACACTGGTATACAGGCAGTTGCCCCTAGTGGAATTCAAAACGGTGAAATTTTCAAGGTTGTCCTTGATATCACTAATGCTCGGATTCTTGCTAATTGGTCTAACTGCACAGTAAGTAACCTTATGGCCTATAAAGGTGTTGGTGGAAGTAGTACTACAACCGCCATCACACTTGATGATGGTTTCACTTTATATGTGTCTTATGACTCAGGAAGTGGATCCTACATTTGTTATCCTACTCTTACCGCTGCATTGGCAGATTCAAACCCTCTCGTCTTTGGAGTCACAGCTACTATCGGTTTCAATCTAACTTGTTGGATGAGCGTCGTTTCCTGTAGAGCGATCACTGCTCAGTCTTCGTACTAAGCCGTATGTTACAACGTTATGTAACCTTGAAAGTGGAGTGAAAACTTTCTCGTAC